CCAGCTAGCGCCATCGGTAAAATTATTATTTGAAATGTCTGATACTTGGAATGTAGCTATACCTGAAACGTTTGTAGTGTCTGTAGTAATACGAGTAACTGGCATTGTTACATTTGTGATACTTTGAACTCTTGGCTGGCCAATTGGTATTAGTAAAGAGCTTTGTTCTTTATCAATTAAACTAATAACACCATTTACGGCTTTTAAATCTGCAAAGTCAGATGAATCCGTACCAATAGCTTTTACGTTTCTAAATGATTTACCAGCATTTAGATTTACATCGAATAAATGAATTCTATATTCGTTATCGAAATCTTGAATATTTCTAATTCTTGTAGTACCAACTACAGAAGTTTTTCCTATATCATCATATAAATTAACTGTACTAAAATCACTAATATGGCTAATTAAACCTTTTACATTTGCAGAATCTGCTAATACATAATTACCATATCGTGCTGATATAAACTCATTTGTTTTATTATGCAAATCGCTTGTAGTACTTCTCGGTTTTTCTATACGAATTGGATTACTAGCAGATCTTCTTTCTACTCTATTACCATTAATGAATAGGACACCGCCGCCAACATTAAATCTTAAAAAATTATCATCGCTATCTTCATCGACAATTAAATCAAATTGCGAACCAGGGTTGTTTACAATAAAGTCACCAGTAATATCATTAGTTCTTGCATTAATAATACTACCTAATTCACCTAGTGTATCGTTACTTTGATTAATCTTACGTGCCACGCCGGATTGCATTTTTAGAAGAGGATAGAACGTTTGACTTGCTATTACATCTGACTCTTTTGTTAGAGTCATTTTAATTCTATAACGATCAGCACCCGGAGATGTTAGATTCGGTGTTGAACCAGTATTATCATATAAAGCGTTATCATCACTTACTGTCACAACATCTTCTGTTAACACATAACCTATTACTTCATTGGGTGCGGGATTATATTTGCTAATAACTAAACTTTGTGAATTTACAAAAATAAAATGACCGGCTACAAAAGTATCAAATTTAGGAATTTCGATCATAGAACCTTTACCAATAGCCAAATCATTTTGGTTATTGGCTGCGATTGTTAATGTTCCGCTACCATCACTTGTAGAATAATTTAAAGTTTCCCCTGCAACAAAAGTTTTTGGCGCGGCTGATGGGTCATCTGAAGTTAAATTATTTGAACTAATATATCGTACTAATAAGGTATCAGGATCTCCAGCAGCTGCTGGAATGGCAGCTTTTACTGTAGCGCTTATACCATCAGCATTTGTAATTTTAGTTCCAACTAAAGTAGGATAACTTACGCTTAAAGATCCGAATGAAACTAATTTAACGTAACCTACAGGACTAAACCCACTACTTAGATTTCCGCTTGATCCAAATATTCCGGCTTCATTAAATAAGAATGAACCAACTCTTGCTAATTCTGATTGAATAATAGTTTGAGACTGAGTTAGCTCTCTTGCTTGCAAAGCTCTGCCGCTATTAAACAATATTCTATGATAGTTATCACTATCACGATAGTCGTCTTTATACTCAGTAGAAAAAGTAGTTTGTATTAGATTAGTTGCCATAGTAAATCCTTAGAGTCTGATAACGACCTTGATGTCTTCTGTTTGATCTTCATCACGAGTTTTAGGGTCAATGTTTGCCAGAAATAGTAAATCCCCTGAGTATGGATCGATGTCCGGTAAAATTCGCGCCGAATCTGCTACAATACCTGTAGTATCTCCAATATCTATAGTATCGCCATCAGTAAATTGTGTAAAGCCAGTTGTTATATCATTTTGATGATACCAAATAGAAGTATTAGGAGATGCTGCATCGGACCAGTCTAGAATTCCTTTTGCGTCTCCACCATTTTCTTCAATAATATCGTTAAAATCTAATCCAGTGTATTGAGCATCCAGTGTCATTCTCCATAGAGCAAGACCAGCTTCTGCTGTAAATTTTTCTGAACTGTCATAGAGTGTTGGGTTTTTAATTAATGCAATTTGACGATAATTTTGATCTATCACAAATTTTGGATCGCCATCAACAATCTCTTGACCGTCGGGTTTAATATTAAACATTAAGGCATTTGATTTTAAATCATTAATTGGATTGTGGCCTAAACCATTTTTTGGAGAGAAAACTGGTTTAATAATTGCCCCAGAGCCTGTATTAGCTGTAATTTTTACTTCAGCATAATCATATCCATTTCCCATTGCATCTTGAAATAATGGGTAAGGAGCTTGGCCAACGCTAGAACTATCACCAATTAGAACATGACCAATAACACCTGAAGATGTGATTGAAGCTCGAGCAGTTGCACCAGTGCCGTTTCCAATTAAATCTAAAGTAACATCGCCTGCGCCTGTTGGATAACCTGATCCGCCACTTATAACTTGATACCCAACAATTTGTGCTGAATCCGCAGCTTGTTTTACAAGATATTGTGAAAAATATGGATCATCAGCTGGAGCAGAATCCACATATTTTAATGGCATCCAAGCGGTAGTCATAAAGTTATTTGCATCAGTAACATTTACACTGTATAAAAATTTCCAAATGTATCCATCTGTTTCTTCTGTAAGAGTAGAGTTAGTATGATCTGGTTTTACAGTTGAAGGCTGTTCTTCGCCTGCAGTATTTTTATTAGATTTAATGCAAAGATAAACATTATTATCATCGGTAATAACATATGGCGTTTGATCTACTGGATGGTTAACAGTTTCATGATCGCTAAACTGATAAAATGTATCGCCTGATGTCCAATCTCTTTTTGGTACAACCCAACTAAATGCATCCAGGGCTTTTACTGATTGCATTGAAAATCTAAACTCACGTTCTTCTCTAGCGTTAACGCTAAAACCCGGTGGGTTTGTATCGCTAATGTTAATATTTACAGGATCATTCCATGTTTCAGAACGACCTATTGCAATATAAAAATTATTATCAGAGTCACCAATACGTGTACCTTCATTTTCATTGAAGATTTTTTGTACTAAATCTCTTTTTAATGTATCAGTTAAAATAGAAGCCATGTTTTATTTCCTAGGATGTTGAGGCCGTTCCACCAATGATGTACCAATTACTATTTACCCACATAATCATTGTTGATTGTTTTGTGGTAACGTCAATGTCTGTATGAGCACCATTTTCTGGATCAAATGATGTCGGTTGAATTACAACCGGAGAAGTACCAATATTAGTAAATGTTTTAGTTTCTCCAACCACCGTGCCATTTGGAACGGTAACTGTAATTCCACTACCATTTACAAGATAATTACTTTTTGTAACATCAGCTAATGCTCCACCTGCAGTAATTGTTGTTGCAGGTGGTAATGCTAATTTATTTACTAAAATAGCGCTGTTTCCTTTTGGTTCTAAAGTCAAGCTAATATTTGTATTAGAACCAGTTGCTGAAACTTTTGGTGCGCCGCCATTTGCATTTGAAATAGTAATTTCATTTGTTGCTGAGCTTACTGGAGCAAATTTAATAATTTCGTTATTGTTTGTGTCATTAATAGCAGAAATAATTTTTGGAGAAGTAATAGATGCTCCAGCATTAATTATTGTACCAGTAGACAATGTTTTATTTTTTAAAGTTTGAGTATCAGAGTCACCAACTATATTTGTTGCTGGAATTGATTTAGATGTAGAAGTATCAATTACACCACTTCCGTCTGATAACATAAAAGATGATACAGGCAAACCATTAATTGTGTTTAAACCAATATCAATTGTTTTATTTGTAATAGTTTGAATAGCTGAATCAATAAGAACATTACCACCAGAATCTGGAAAGTCTATTTCAATATTTTCATTGCCTTCATTGAAACCAACTCTAGTGTGATATAATATGCCATTAAGATCAAACCCACTGTCAGTTAGAGATGTTGCAGTTGATATGCTTGAATCTCCACCAAGCCTGCTGAAGATCTCTTGAAAATTGGAATTCATTTTTACTCCGGCGGTACGTAAAGTATCGCCAGTTCCGTCATTTGCTATAGATCCAATATTAATTATGCGTCTAGCCATTTGGTTTCTCGTTCAAAGTTCGTTGAAATTATTTATAATGTTTATCCAGTGTAATCTGCCGAGTCAGCACTATTTTCAGAATCAAATAATGTATTGAATTTGCCTTCATCAAATCTAGATGTAAACATATCAGAATCAGATAGAGTTTGTTCTTCGTCGAAGGTAGCTGCTGTTCTAAATACAGACGCTGGATCGTCTGAATCATCGAATGTAGCACTACTTGCATCCAGCATTTCTTCAAGATTGTAGCCTTGTGCATCCTCAAGTTTAATGTTTCCAATTTGGTCGAAGAACTGATTTGCATTTTGTCTGTGCATACTGTAATCTGTATCTCCATCAACAAGTAGTGTCTGTGAAATAAATGTTTCTGTTTGTAGACTTGCATCAACTGTGAAACCAAGAGTAGCAGTTAATTCATCGCCATTTGGTAGCTGGTCTTCCAAACTATTTTCATTAATAAGTTCAATAAGAAGTTCACTGCCAAGATACATGCCGGCCGGATGAACAAATAACTTATACACATCCCGCCATTCATTTACAGACACACCAACTCGAATTAGCAAAGCCATGACTTGGTAAAGCTTATCATCAGTAATAAATCTTTGAGATTCAGTGCCAATATTAGATGCAGGCGATGTTATTTGTTGGCCTGCTGTATTTGCGCTGTCTAATGTATAATTAATTTCAGGGCCAACTTTAAAAATATTTTCTTTTGGATACGTTACAACAGGGTCTTCTCCATAAAACCCTCTAAAGAATTGTTCAATCGAATACTTAGTTCCTTTTGAACGATATAAAAGATTTGAAAACTTAATCGCTTCTCTTTTATTTTGAAATCCACCAAAATATGATTGTCCTAAAAGCAACTCATCTTCTAAAAATGGGAGATTATCACTAGGCGTTTGTGTAGCATCTCTTGATTCGTACAATCTTTTAATTTTACCAGAAGGATTTATATCTGAATCCATAAATTCATAATAAGCTTCAAACAATTGTTTTAGCTTTGGATATTCTTCGCCAAAGTACTCGGGTAGAACGTTGTCAATTTCCGCTCTATGGAAATCCAACTTAATTCTATTATCATCGAATGGGGTTTTATCTTTATATGCCATTAATTCGTTGCTGTTACAGTTACGGATTTCACTAGAGATCTTGTTGGATCATATTCTAGCAGTTCGTTTCTTACTGGAGATATTGCTGATTGGTTAGCAGGAATAGCTGCTAATTTAATCTCAGATCCACCACCTACAATAGAAGCAGGGTTAAAGAAGTTAATTGTAACAATACCTGCTGTAGGATCAAAATTACCAACATTATCTATAATAACAGCATTACCAATTGCTGCTACAATTTGGATATCGGCGCTGTTTAGTTTATTTCTAAGAAAACAATTTTTACCATCATATGTAAATTGGTTACTTGTAATAATATACTCATTATTTGATACAGGCGCAATTTCCACAGGATAGCGAATTATTTGAGTTTTAATTGCACCAGCCGCAGTAAGATCTGTTAGGATTCCATTAAAGTTTTTACTTTGCACAGTTGAATTATTAATTAGATGATTTGCTGCATCTTTAAATCTACTTTGAACGACTAATTCTACAACCTT